AAATCTCAGTAGGAGCAGCAACTGGCTTGTGCTTTAGAACATATTTACCACCTTCTGCAACAGTGAAACTCTCCATAGCAGGTACAGTTACCTTCGCGCCAGTAGAAGCAACCTTCTTAGAGGTACCAAGCTGGGTGCTCATCAAACCTAGGTCGAATAGAGCATTTTCAGCAGAGAACTCCGCAGTCTTAGCGCGGTAGAAAGTTGCAATAGGAGTGCCCATTGCGTCAACAGCATCAGTACTCTCAGAAGCACAGTTTAGAGAAGCGTTCTGGATCTGATTAATAGAGAATAGTACACTATCGTCCTTCTGAGAGAGGGCCACGCCTCTAATAATTCTATCTATAACAAAATTATTAATGTCAAACATAATCAATTACCTCCATAAAAATAAATTATTTTTTAATATAATAAAAGAGCCACATCTCACGGCTCCTCCATCCAAGTTAACTATTTGTGTCACGAAGCCAATTAAGCTCCGATTTATTAATTTTCTTAGTGTCAATCATGCCAGAGTACATACCCTTCAAAAGCGCATCAGAGTTAACAATAATCTGTAGACGATTCAAATCATCAAACAATTCATAGAAACCCATATTGCGCACATAATCTTTTGTATATCCTTGTCTAACCTTTACGGCAGAAATTAAAGGCAACAAATAAGATTTAAAAGGCTTGTCTTTGGCGTGTAAAATTCTTTGTCTATCTTCTTCAATTAATATTTGCCTAGTCCTTTTATTAGCAGGTTTTTCTATCTTTGGTTTAATATTATGTAATTTTCGAAGATAGTTTACAATTCTAAGATATATCATCTTGTCGATAATAACTCCAGTTTCCTTGTCGGCTAAAACGATTTCTCCATTCTGATTATTCCTAAAAGGTTTCATTTTAGATAGGTCGAGATCACCTAGTAGGATGCCAGTCCTATCTGGTGTTAGGGTTTGAGACAACATAAGGAATAGTTCAAAATCCTCAACTTCTACCCAATCAAGACCCATATCATCTAACTGACTTTTCATGTCGGACGGAATAGCTGTTAATGTGTATATGGTAGAAAAATACTGTTGTTCGCCATAGTCTACTAGCTCTCCAATTCTTGGTTGATGAATTTTAATATAATCATTAATTATATAATCATCTCCAAAGTATAAACCAAGCTCATCAACGTCCATACTTATCATACAAATTATCCATCCTTGCTTTGTTCAGCGAATTTGGCTTCTCAGCCTTAAATTGCAATGTCCTGCAATAATAATCAGAATCAACAGAACTCTCCTTATTGGTAATCAATTTAAACTGTAAACCAAAAAGATTTGTCCAATTAAAATCATCTCTCACAAGATACCCTAAAAGATCATGTCTGCTAATTCCGTATTCCGTCTTCATATCATCAAGATGACAGATACAGTGAAATTGAATATACTGCACTTTTAAACATTCATTATAACGATGTTCTTCAATGTCATCGACCGTAAAACATATAAAATTTCGGACAGTATCTTGAGTTTGTGGTATCCTAACAAAATCATAAATATTAGTGTCCAAGAACTCATCTGGGCTATCTATATCTATTGCTGGATTATGTAGCGCCTCAAGTATATCCGTGTCGGCTATTAATGTTTGTTTTATCAATCGTTTCATTTCGATAATATCATCATTAACATTCTGTATATTTCTTTTCATAGACTCGTCACCTCCACAACCAGTGAAGTAGAATTATATTTAGTTTTTGCAGTAATTGTAAATGTTTTCCCAATTAAAGAATAATCATTTTTACATTTTACTTTGAAAATGTTACCAGATATAGAAGTTTCAAGTTTACTAGAGTCGCCGTTTACAAAATCAACGCTCCACTCTATATCTTCAGTGCAATCAACAAGTTTCCCATCAATGCGAGATTTTAAAGTAAATTTCTTATAACCGCCACCTGCTTTAACAGTAGGAGAATTAGAACAGGCAATTTCAAGTTCTGATACAGTTGGTTGTTCTTCAGTTTCTTTAATTTCTGGCTCAACCGCAGATTCATAATAATTACCAATCATGAGTTCTGCATTATCCCTGGCTGGATCATACATTTCTTGCGCCATTGTAAACTTAGAAATACCATCAGTTGCAGTGTCTTCGATTTTAGTAATTTTCCATGCCAAAGGAGGATATCTATCTACGGAAGATTTCAAAAACTTGGTGTCATAAACAATTGTCTTTGTGTCGTCATTTGTAGGAAGCCACATAACTTCCTGATTTTCAACAGTTTGCATAGTATACAATTTATTACTTTAAATGCTCGTTACACAATTAAAGTGTTATTCATATTTTCATCAGAATAAAAATATTGAATATATCTCTCATATTTTCTTTGAAGCTTAAGATCAGATTCATTATATATCCAATCCATAAATTTTTTAATTTGGTTTTTACCAGAAATGTTAAATACTTTAGTTACGCCATTATGATTTGATGCATCATAAATATGACAATTAATATTAAGCTCATTCTGCACGATGTCAACTAACTTTTCACATATCATTAATGTAGACGTTATAGTTAAAGTATGTTGGTAACTATTTCTATTTTTATATTGATGACGGCAAATTGAATCGTCGCCATCAAACAAACCTCGAATAAAATGCCTAGCTAATTCATTTGATAATATTGGGAACTCTACAACAAGGCTTTTATTTGGGACCATGCCAATTGATTCTAAAGCTTTACACATATGAGCACTAAACAGAAGAAGTCTATATTGATTTTTATATGTATATCCAAAATCATGCTTATTACTATAATCTATAAATTCAAGAGGGCGTTCACTTCCGATTTCATTACGGATATTATCTAAATCATCTCTGTCTTTTTCATCGAGCGTCATAGACACAGTACCTTTCTTTGGAAAATTGCAACCGTCCGCCCACAAAAATCCTAAAATATACGCCTTATTCGGACTGTCGATATTATCGAAATAGCTCTCATTAATTTTGTATTGTCGTTTCTTTGCAGCAGTCCTCTTAATTCCTTTTTCTTCTAAAATTCTAGTTATAATTTTATGCCCAACATTAAACATTTTTCCAACATCAACAGAAGAGCCAAGCTCTTCATATAGCTTTACAACCAAATCCTTTTGTTCTTCAGAAAATATATATTTTTTATAATTGTTTCTTTCAATACATTCAACATTAGAAATATCCTCCATAATTATGTCCTCCTCAAAAGTCATAAATATATAAAAACATTGGTAATCAATTGTTTGAGGCCAACTGAAACGACGGCCAAATCGCTGTCCCAATGATTTTATCAAATCAATATAAATAACATTTCTCATATTTTCATATGAGTTTAGACCATATCTTCACCTCTTACGAGGGCTCTCCATTTCGACTCACTTGAGTCTACGAGCACTGCTCTGGTCGTTGAGCTGTTTCCCACAAAATAGTATAACACATTCATCTTGTGCTGTCAATATTTGGGAAATTAGCTGCTGATTATCCAATCTATTCACTTTTTAAGCATTCACGCTCGAATTTGCATCCCACGTTGTAGCAGAATAGCTCTAAGGAACTTCCAGCAATTAAAAGAGATTCACTACAAAGTTTCCAATGTAGTGGACTATACAATAATCTAACCATCAATTATGTTATCCTATAAGCTTTTTATCTTATAGCTCTAATTTTTTCAAATTAGTTCAGCATATATTTTTGCCCATATGGGGCAGAGGACACTCGTGGCAGGATTATATTTATTCACCTACTATGCGTTACACTATTTTATAGCCTTTCGCAATCTATAAAATTAGCACGATATTATCATATCATAAGACTTAGATTCCACCGTTTTTGCCCTCTTTATTACCTATATATTGCTACATAGGAGCGCAAGTTAAATTTACGCCACTGTTGTAAGAATTTTGTTTTCTCGGCGCACCAAGACACTCAAAAATTCTACGCTTTCCACCAATTTTAGAAACCCATTTATAAGTCCATGTACACTTCAGAATAGAGAACTGATGAAACTGAGTTCTATCATCTTCATGTACAATTAACCACCATTCGGATTCATCCATTTCATTATGTATAGATACATAAGAACCAACTTTAATATCAGGTCTATTTTTCAGGTCTTCCAATCTAAATTGAAGTAAATAAGCTATATTGTCACCCGTAATATTATAATATGATTTTACGTTATATTTTGCGTAAACTGGAGTGTCGTCATCATCAATTACAGGCAGGCCGCTATCAACCCATTTAACATAAACGGGTTTAGTTGCCGCATCTCGCATCCAAGACGCATCCATAATTCTTTGAGCATTCCTACGTCTTGCTTCGCCATCATAACCGCCCATAGTGGCCATGCGAAGTTTATAACTGTCAAGCATAGAAATCACTCTCCTTAATGCAGTTTACCATACCACATGCGTCAAGCACTGCCTTACGATATTTCTTGTAATCATCCTCGCCTCGTGCATATTCAAGAAGGCTCATAATAGTAATTACTTCTGGCTGAAACCCAGAAATTTTATTGAAACCGCATAGCCGTTGTAGCACTGATTCAAAGTAATTATCAAGATACTCATAAGAATTTTCTTTATATGGTAAAAGTTTATATATAGCGGCCACAAAATATTGTTTTTCTGCCGCTATTTGACTAGGCGGTGCCTCTAAATAAATATTCACTGGAGACACCACCTTAATCATTAAAATAGGAATTAGTTAAATATGTATTGTAGCAATGTAACTGCTGCATCTCACGTACAATATCTGCACGAAGATTACGAAGTTCTGCAAGCTGATTTGAAGGCGCATAGAACTTCTCTTCTTTTCCCCCAACAAACAAACTTGTATATTCAGTGGATTGAATCCTCTGGTCCAACCATGCGAGTATCATCCCCATAGCAAGCAACTCTACGTCCTGGCTAGACAAATCATTTTCAAAAACTTCATTTTCATCATCTCGTGCAGACAGGTCACTAGAAGTGCGCGTTCTTATTACAGCACTATCCAACCAATCTTTCATCATTTCATTTAGCGTATGGTCATCCAAATCTGCAAGATTAAAATCCGTACATTTATTTAAAAACCTACCATACACTTTTTCATACGGAGTTGCCATGTAAGGTCACCTCCTAGAATTAAGACAGATATAATTTAAGATCTGTGCCAAGAATTTCATCAATCGCCTTGATCTTAGCCAAACTATCCAATGAACCATCCAAAATTTTCTCACCAGCAATATTTTTAACCGCCTGTTGAACGCCATTTGGGGCATTCTTAAGCGCAGTCTTAAACTTGCCAAGAGGTAGGTCTAGAATTTTTTCAACATCTACATCAACAATTTTACTATACATATTTTCAAAATCCTTTCCCCACTGAGCAATTAACTCTTCATCTTCAACAATAATTCTTGGCTTGAGAAGGTGTGCTGACCTAATAGACCTAAGTGCCTGTAAGTCTTGATACTCAACTGGAGTAGTATCACCATAATTTGACCAAGAATATAATAGCTTAGATTTTGGACCGACTATAAGTAGCTCTCCGTAAGTGATGCTGCGACAAGTAATTTGCTCGTCGGGGTCATACTTACAGTGAGCCTTAGCAACAGGCTTCTTAACTTCTGTCTCCACAATTTCTTCTGTATGAATTTCCTTTTTTGTTGCCATATTAATTTCTCCTTTTATTCAATATATTCATTTTGTATTATCAATTAAGCAATATTCCAGACACCAAAACGTAGGCCGATCTGAACACCAACGCCAATCTTGAACATATATCTGAAATCATATGTCATATCCTGATTGGTAACATTATCCTGTACCTGGCGCATTTCGGGCTGACCCTCGTTAACAACTTTGACAAACTTGTTGTCACCAACAGGCATGATAAATAGCTGCTTATCATTAACTAGTCTATGAGTGGTATCATTAAGCTTGAAGCCTTGCTTAATTTCCACAAGTCTCGTTCCTTCAAAGTACCCTAAGCGACCGGTAGTATAACGCTCCTGCTTCATTTCGTCAGAAACCCAGTCAATCTTCTGCATACCTTCAAGCTTGCTTAGAGCTGCCTTAGTGCCCATAATAACTACGTCCATACCAGTAGCCATCTGGACATCCTCAATTAGAGTCATGAATGCATCTTTAGTTGCATCACCAAGGTCGCCAGTCTTAACCCACTGACCAGCGCCGCCAGCACCACCTGGTAGTTCAGAAGCGGCAGATACAAAAGCCTCATAAATAGACTCATTTACAAATCTATCAACCGCTTCATAAAGCTTAGTTACAAAAGTAGCGAAATCTTCTAGACCAGTTAGTAGCTTCTCATACTCGCTATAAACAGCAATGCCATACCAAGAGGTGGCAACAGAGAAGGTTGTGCCCTTACCTAGTCTCTGACGATCTAGATCCCAATGATTACCAGAAACCTTAGAAACAGTTAGAATTGTATCGTCCTCGGTGTAGAACACATTCTGATCGCCAATATCAATATTTCTAGTTTCAACAAACTCATTAAAGAAAGGATTGTCCTGCCAACCACTCTGTAGTAGATTAGGAACAACTTCCTCAATTAGATCAAATAGAACCTGCTGATTCTTTCTAATAGCCTTACGGACTTCTGCCTTGCTGGAATTCTCATCACAGCCAATGATCTTCTTAAACATAGCAGTAATCTTAGCATTAGCTTCCTTAATAGTAATGCCATCTTCTAGATTGTCATTAGCAACATCTAGCATTAGCTTGTTAAAAGATGCGAACTTTGCATCATCATTTTCAAAAATTTCGCGAACATGCGCGTCAAAATTCATTAGTTTAGCCATTACCTTTCACCTCCTTAAAATTATAGATGCATTACCTGCAGCTTATACATAATTAGATTGCTGCGGACGATCTTCTTTAGAACCTGAGCACAGAACTGGGTTTCGTCAAGAGCATCGACAACCTTATAAATCTTGCCTGTAGCATCAAAAGTTACATACTTCTTCTCTTCTGGAGCCTTATCAAAAGCAGCCTCTGATAGAGAGAAACGGTCACCAATACGTAGAGTGTAAGCACGTACACGGTCACCCTTCGCATTATAAAATCTATCCTCGTCCGCATAAGTCTTTAGAGCGGTAAAAGGAACAACTGGGGGATTGAGTAGTAGAAGTGGCTCGTCGCCTGCAGCATAAGCCTTCATGGTCCAAGTTTCATCCTCATACTCTTTGTCATCATATACATCTCTTGCAACAATCATGCCGTTGTCAAGATCTTCAGTAATAGCAATGCTATAAATGTGGCCACCGCCGAAATTGGTTGAAAGCAGATTAGTGCTTTCTGCAACGACGTGCCCGCCTTTAATCATATCCTGCATATATTTTTCCACCTTTCATATAATTTAAAATTTGTGTAATATAACAAAAACGACCATTTTGGTCGTTTAAGTAGTAAATATTAATTTGTTTTTATAACTTATTCGCTAAAAAGTCCAGAATAAGCTTCATTTTTCACATTTGGTTTTGCGTTAAAATTAATACCAACAGAGCGTTTCTTTTCAGGCTTATTAGCATCAAAGCTAAACTTTTTCTTCATAGATGCGGCAAATAGAAGATCTGCCTTTACCTTAATTTCATCAACAGAATATTTATCCATCTCAGAAACTAGCGTCTTAAACTCGTCAGAATCTGCAATCTCGGCATATTCCGCGCTGCTAAGAACAGCTTCCTTTTGTGCTTTTAGCACAGATGCGTCATAATTGTCTTTGAATACCTTAAGTTCATTATATTTAGACTCTAACAGCGCATAATCCTCTCGCATCTTTTCAATGGCAATTTTTTCAGACTCTGTAACAATCAATTCAAATACTTCCTGTCTATCACCATCAAGTGCGACATTCTCACCATCAACAGAATAACCAAGCTTATAAATTTTCCTGCTGTCCCAGCCCTCTATATAAAAATAGTTATCATACACATCTCTGATGTAATAATAATCATTATCTAGCTCGTCAAATTGTCCAATTAAATTATAAAGCGCACAACGTATATCATCATGAGACAATTCTACAGCAAAATTTTTGGTAAACTTTTCTTCAGCCTGGGCTTCATCCTGATTTTCATCACCATCTTCAGAAGCAGAAGTTTCTTCAACGGTGGACTCCTCTTCAGAATGAACTTCCTCTGTAGTTACAATTTCATCAACATTAACTTCTTCAACTTGATTTTCAAGATCTTCATTTACAACAACATTTTCAATGCCATCCATCTCTTCGTCTCCTCCTTCCTCAGTTTGTGATTTATTGAAACTTGATAAAGTTGCGTCCAACTTCTCAAGGGCTTCAATCAATTTGTCTTGATGATTAAATACTGGTTCTTTGTAACAAAAATCTGCAATGTCAGCTCTTGCACCAAGCATACCTTCGGAAATTTCTTCGCCATTTTCATCCGCACCAAGTAAAGTTGTAGCTCCAAAGTAGAAATCAATAAGATCCAGGTATTTTTCCTTCGCATTGTACGCAAGTTCATTAATTACAAGTTCACATGATACTTTTGTACCGTTTTTTCTCCTAATAATATCTGCCGCATCAGTGTATTCCTCTGGTATTACCGCATACGCCATAACATAAGTCTTGTCCATATCTTTATCATATTCAAACCAAGGAGAATCTGCTGTAAAACAACCTACCTGTTTCTCTATGTAAACGACCTCAGCTTCACCGTCTTCGTCCTCTACAAGTTCAACATTATGTGCATAGAAATCCTTTGTGTGATCTGGAAGCTCATGAATGTACGCTAAAATTGGACGATACTTTAATGTTGGCATCGCACTTTCCATGTTCTCTTTAGATATATGCGAACCATTACGATTTGTATCCGTATGACAAACCTTTAATTTTAGTTTTAACATTCCAGGCATATCATTATTTTCTTCTGCCGCAAAAAACCCACTTGTTGTAACAACAATTGGCTCGCCAGATTCTTTAGAACTAAAATTAAAAGATTTATTTTGTTCAACAAAAAACCTATATAAACTATCAAGAGTCATAATTTTCTTAGTCATATTTGTCCTCCTTCCCTTGTAGAATTTCGGACGTGCGTCCATATATTAGAAAACTAGCCTGTCTGTGTAGGCTAATTTTTTAATATCAATTTCTTCAAAATTATATTTTATTTTATCATCATTAATAAACGTATATATACCACTTATATTTGATACTAAATGAAAACCGTTAGCAAGTAATGTGTTGCTAACTAATTCGTCTTTAGTTACTATAAATTTTTTATTTTGAGGCACTTATACCGCCTCCTTTATTAATTTTGTATTGTCACTGCTTATCCCTTGTGCTTTCGCCCTCGTCTGTAAGTTCCTCTGGGTTTTCAATTTTACTTCTACCTTCAGAACCATCACCATTTTCAGACAAGTTTCCACTTTGCACGTTACTGGAAACAAGCGGAGTTGCCCATGAGGTTGTACCAATCCCGAGAGCATTCTCAATAAATGACATTCCACGCTCTTTCATTGGATTAGCATTTATTAACGACGCCAATTCAAGTTTGACCGGGACACTATATTGCGCAAGCTTCAATAACTTATCTATCTTGTCATCAATAAAATACGGAGAAACATCACTAAACTCAACAACCATACCAGTTTCTCCAAGATGATTTAATATATAAAAATTAATCCATGCATTAATTTGTTCAATCGGTGCCATAGCGTCCATTGAATCAAACTGCAAGGCTAATTTAAATGACGCACTATTGGTGATTTTATTTTGATTTAGAACAATACCACCATTCGCATTAATAATATTTTCATAAGCTTCAGAAATAATATTAACATCAGTTGCATTATTACTATTAAAATCAATTGTGCCAAGATCCATAGGTGACATTGCAAGCGCTACATTGTCTGGTAAAGCAGATTGTAATTTCTGATAAAAGGCATTTGCTAAATCAAGATCAATTTCAAAATCATCAACATCTTTCGTACCAGAAATTGTTCCAATCTTTGCCCAAATAAGCTTATACGCTTCAAGATTATCTTTTAAGTCCTGAACGGCTTGTAAATCCGCAAGATTAATAATACCATCAAATAATCCCGAAAGCGGTGGAACAGGATAATCTAGATTATCTATATTAATTTTTAAACAAAACGTATTTTCAATTGGGAGTTCTGCCCACCTCTGAGTGTTATCACTCTTATATTTATTATATAATTGCTTAAAAACCGGATCATAAACATCCAAATAATATGAATTTGTACCAGAATCAAAGAATGATAAGTCAAATGCAAAATTTAATACACCCCTATAATACTGCTGACTTGAAATTTTACAATAATCTGGGTCAAGTAGATGTATAAAAAACGCTCCGTCTTTCTCCGGATCTCCGTAACAAAAACCATATACAACGTCATTTTTCCAAGCCTGTAACATACACTTTAAAATCTGACTTTTCATATCCATATTACGAACATACTTTATTACACGTTCATAGTTCTGTAATATACTATCCTGATCAGGTTCTTCTGTAAGCGGGATGTCTGGATATACCGTCCACGACTTGCAATTAATTTGATATGCTTTAAAATTAATTAACCTTCTATATACATGAGATACCGTATATAAATAATTCGAAAGTTTCCTGAGCTGTTTCTGGTTTGATTCACTTGCAGGATTCTTCAAATATGTACGTAAGCTGTCTCTAGAATACGTAGTGTATGTAATATTTTTATTTTTTGTCAAGTCAATAAGACTAAGCACGTCCTTCACAGCGGCAAACGCAGCTCTATTCTTTTCCTCACAACTTAACGTTTCAATACGTTCCTTGTCTGTTAATTCTTTTGCCAAACTATTCACCGCCTTTCTTATCCGAATAATTTCTCTAATGGTTTTCCAGGATTAACTTGTAATTTTGATAATATATCTATTGCACTTGGTTTTTTACGAGAACGTACATTTTCAAGACGCTTCTCAGATAACCACCATGCACATAAAGCCATTGTATACGAACGGTCATCATGGAGCTTATTCGCCTTCTCTGGTGTTAATTCAAAAGAATCCTTGCCAGAGTCTCTCTTTTTGCGCACCATATTTACCATTTCTTCCTTAAGAGCATCAATATTGGCTAATGCAATTTCTTGGAATTGGTCAAGCTTAATAACCTTCGTACTCACACAAGAGGTATGAACCAATTCTTCTTCAAGCTTTTTAGAAAATTCATCTCCTTTAAATCCTTTAGATTGAAGATCTTCAGAGATACGTTTCCTTTCTTTTTCAAGCTTCTTTTCATCAGCTTCGAAAACTGTTAAATACCCTTTATTATCATAATCTGCTGTAAAACTAATGGCATCAATATCCAACATTTCAATTAATGCCTCATAGATAATAGATTTATATTGCGCTGGCGACACAAGACGCAATTTGTTAATTGCATTTGGATAACGCCCAGCATACTCTTCGCTATATTCTTTGTCAATTAGGCCACGATGTGATTTTCCTTTTTTATCAACCCAATCTTCCATAAGAAAATCCGCAATATTAACACCGCCACCACCGCTACCTGCGTCAATTAAAACGCACTCAATGTTTTCATAATCTGGTACGTCTCCATTATAATCAAGAATAAGCTGTTTTAAATATTCAATCTGATCAGGAGTTCTCATTGGGCTCTTAATTCTTTTACCAACATCCAACAAATTAACACAATTAACAATACGTCCCTTATATATACTATCCTCGGTTTGATAAATTTCCATTACAAGAATAACAGAGTTATCTCGACTTCTCGCTGGGTCATAAGCTATAACAAATTTTTTCTTACCAGTGTCATTGTATAAAAGTGGCGCACGAGTTTCACTATTTCTAGCAATAGTTCCACGCTTAATAATTGCATTCAATCCTGCGTCAGATGTAAACTCACAATAATATTCTCTACGCGCTTTTTCTGGGTTTGTTGCCATTTCTGTTTCAACAGTGCTTTTCATCAAAAGTGGGGCAATTGTTTTTCCATGCATTGTTGGTTTAAAAACAACCTCGCAATCAATATGCGCAACAAAATAATCAGGATCTCCAATTAATTGTCGTTTCGCAAATTCTCTATACAATCTATAAAACTCAGTGTCTGTACTAGACGCTGAACTGATATAAAACTTTTGATTCGGCACATTTGTTGGAAATGTTCTTAAACGAATTGGATCAATCAAATTTCCATCACGATCTTTACCTGTTTTGAAACTTTTATTAACAATAGCAAAAGCACCATATACTTTCATCATTTCTGCAGACAAGAAACCAGACTCATCAAAAATTACACTACCACGAAACATTTTGTTTACCCATAAGCTTTTTATCTTATAGCTCTTACAATTATCATTCTCGTAAGCTCGGCATATCTTTTCACCTACGACCTTTACGTTTAGGCGGCGCTGACTCGTGGAGATGTTATATTCTGTATAATACAGGTTCAATCTCTATGCTCTGCGTGTGACTATGCTTTTAAACATAGCCTTCCACTCGGATTCCCATTCCAGGGTTCCCGATTTCTTCAGCGCTTTAAATTTATCCATCTATTTCTAGATGGCGAGGCTTTCTGTAGTCTCATAGTGTTTTTTGACTTTTAAATATTTTTTATATTTTCTATCTAAATAAATACTACAATCTTGATAAATCCAATCTAGGAAATTAATTTTATCATCAAGTCTATATATTTCAGGGCGATATATAGTTGTACCAAACTCATTTACAAAAATATTGCTACTTACTCTAACTGAAATGTTTTCTAATATTTCTAATAAATCCTCATACAATGACTTAGAAGCGGTAATAAAACTAATGCTAAAACTTTTATTTGTATAACATAAGCATCCATCCCCATCAAAATATCCTCTAATATAATGTCTTATTAAATCACTTTGCATTTTAGGTATACTAAAATCATAAGATTTGTTGTTTGAAAAACCTAAATTATACAAAGACTCATACATTACTAAAGAAAAGACCCTAATAACACACATATGATTTAACTTATCAGGATTTTTTGTAGAAATAGAACATGTCTTCCATCTATCTGTAATTTGGTAATTGCCACTAATAGACTTATTAAATTTCTTTAAATGCCCGATATCTCCATATTGGAGTTCAATCCCAGTCACTCCCGCATTTGTTTTTTCACTCTTATTAATCCACCCATCAGCAGTCAAAAAACCAAGCCAATATGCTTTTTCTTCTGTGTCTATTACATCAAAATAATGATAGTCGCAAAAATATGGTGATTTTTTCAATCCCATTCTATTTGCTTTTACTTGAATAGCGTCGAGAGATCTGCCAAGAATTTCTGATATTTCCCTTTTAGACATTTCCATATAATTATCTTTAACAAAATCTAATTCCCATTGTTCCCATGGTTTTTCCTTTTTATATAAATTAAGATCAAAACATTTTGCCGTAACAGCGCCTTGAGTCTTACCAAGCTGTTTACCAATATTATTATGACTCATTTGACTAAAATTAGAAACTAAAAATTCGATCTCTCCATCTGTCCAGTTCGGATTTCTAACTAACCCTAATTTATCTCTCATAGTATTAATTGCATCAACGCTATGATTTATATAATTTGAAATCTCTTCCGATGTCATACCAATGTAATTAGACTTTAAAAATTCTATTTCATCCGCTTTCCATTTATGATGTTCTTGCTTAACTAGTCCCATTTTCCTTACTGCGTTACCAATACTACCAACGGATTTATGTAACGTATCCGCAATATCTTTTATTCTCATATTAAAATAATTGTTTTTAATATAATCTAACTCTTCATTTGTATAATTTTTAATTGTAATCATTATTCGTTCTCCTTTAAAAATAATTGAATAATAAAAAATGCCAACTACACGTTGACATTCGAAAAACCTCTTTTAGAGTCTATATTTGAATTCAATGTTTGGGTCTTAGACCCGTTATATAAAGAATATGTAAAGCCATTACTAGAATGGCTGAATCCATCTCCCGCTGCATTTTTAATCTCAACTTCATTCTTAAAAATATATCCAGTTGACCCTACCATTTCATCAATGTTATCATTCGCCAATCTCTCTAAAGTAGTAAATGTTTGCTCTGCCTGTCCACCAGATCCACTAGCAATATAAGACCAATAGTTATTAAATAACATCCCTTTTGACATCAAAATCAAGTCGATAACTGTGCTCTTACCCCAACCTCTCGTCGCAACCACAAGAACATTAGGGCAATTCCATGACCTTTGAACTACCCATGCCTGCGCATCCAATAATTCAATACCAAAAAAATCGCTAATAAACTTAACAGGGTTACACTGATAATATTTCTGTAACTCTGATATTTTTATCAACGATTCTATTTTTCTTGTGGACATTGCATATGTACCTGGCCTCACATATACAACATTACTGCCATTAAACATTTTTATAAGGTCAACATTATTTGTATCCTCAATAATTTTTATAGTATAATTATTCGGAATCATGGTCATTAATATCACCATCTTCCTCATTATATTCATTTTCATCTTCAACAATTGCACTAAATGGAGAAAATAATTCTTCTAGACTTGTTAAATTTTCATTATCCAACATATCATTTTCATTAAGCACATCTCTTAAATCCAAATTTTCTCTTAACAAAATCCTAGTAATTTCCTTATAACTGTCTCGTTCTGTAGACAACTGCGTTACAAGCCTCCTTTGCTCTGCAACAATATCAGAATACTCAGATTCATCAAGCGATAACTGCTTTAAAATAGAAGCGTTACTAAGATCCATAACTTGCTGCATACCCTTGCATGTCATAAGATCAAAACCATTAACCTCTCCTTCACGAAGGTTTAGCTCTTTAATTTTTTTAATCTTGCCAGTCCATGTGTTTTCACCTTTACTAGCATTCTTGTTATGTTTTAAACTTAAACAGCTCTGCTCTGCAAGTTGAGAAATGGTAGCGCTAATATTCTTTTTTGCATCAAGCAATGTTTTCATTTCAGAAGCATTTGCATTAGTATTGGCCATAACTTTAGCTAATTTATCATCGAGTTTTGCCTGCTGTAAAAAACCACGAACAATAGTAATAGCAGAAGAGGTGCGCATCATGTCATCATTGCCATCTCCACCTGCATCCAAATATCCAATCAACTGAGAATACAACAACGGCTGATCTTCTAATTTTTCTCCTTCAAACGGGTCATAACCAAGTAACCTAATTACGTCCTTTCTGTTTTTATCAAACTCGCCATTAACTTCTTGACTTGCTATTAATGTTTGTGCAGCCTCATCCTTACCACTTTCGAGTGCGGCAACCTGTTTAGCATCTTCGACAAATGTATTAAAAATATCTCCATCACGCCAACGCATTCCACGATATTGCGGCATACTAACATTTTTAATATATGCATCCCAAATTGTAGTTCTGCGAACTTGACTTTCTTGGTTAGCCCATTCTGCATAACTAGAATCCCATAAATTGCTTAAAAACGGGCGATCAATATATTCGAGGGCATCCATAACTGACTTTTTAGTACAAGCCCCAAATTCTTGTCTATTATCATCCCATGCTAATGCTATTCTCTTAACGCAATCTTTACACATAGTGGTAATCCCTGTCAAAACCTTTGGATCTGTAGAAACATAAAATTCTTTTCTTTTCTTTTCTTTTAAGCAATATGGGCATAAATATCTCTTATCATCTGCGGCAGTTTTCTTTTTCGCCGCAGATTTTTTACCTGCGTTTCTTGTAGCCATATACAACCGCCGCCTTTCTTAATTATTCATATACGAAAAAGAAGCCCAAGTTACTGAGCTTCCTTTTCCTTAGCGGCTTTAGCCTCTGCAATTTCCTTATTAATTCTTGCGAACTCAGTCTGAAAATGCTCATCATTCTTAAACACTAAAACGGTCTTATCTGGATTTGTACGGTCGGGTTTTACATCAACTACCTGACAATTTGCCTTGAGAAGGGCTCGTCCAACACCCATATTAAACACCAAACGACTTTCCTTGTTTTTGTTTTCCATAATTCATTGCTCTCCTTTATGTTTTTCTTATTTGTATATTAAAAAATGGCGGGAAAGTTTCCCCGCCGTAGGTGGGACCGGACGTACAAATACATCAGCCACCAATATTAAATTATAATTTAATATTATACTCAATAGTTTTACCCTTGCCATACTCTAACACAAATAGTGTAGCACCAGGGTCAGATGTTTTATTCAAAGATAGTGCATAATCATCAACTCCAATAATTGATGGAGCACTAATAATATCTGATTGAATTCCTATGTTATCACTACTCTGGTGATGCTTATGTCCACAAACCATAAAATCTATTCTTGTATTATATGTTTTAGAAAAATCTTTAATTGCCCTTTGCATATTCTTGCTTTCACCATGAAAACCAAAAATATCATATCCAACAACATTATCAAAAATATACCCTGTTGGATTTTGAATAAACTCAAAATTTGGATTGCTTTCAAGTCTATCCATTAATTTTTCAGCAATAATATAAGACATATTGTCATCTTTAAATGTATTTTTGGGTTGATTTAACATTCTAAGCTGACAATGGTTAGAATCTTTAACCATCTGATATCTCACAGAAACATATTTGGATAATTCATTTAACCATTCGGTTATAAATCTTCCATATCTCACTGTGCTTTCAATAACCCCATATCTAAGCTTAAAAAGCTGAGATACACGAAGCATACCATCAACTTCATCTCCTAAATCATATACATTTAAAGAACTAAAACCTTCCTTTTCGCAAATATCTATAACTTGTGTAAGTAAATTCCACATCCTAGACTCAAAAATTTCTGGGCTATATTCGTTAATTATTTCGCCGAACAGCCCTGTAATTTTTAAATCAATACCAAAATGAGGATCTGCGATCAAAAGACATCCTGCACGGTTGTTATGAACACGACCAGCAACGTGTGCTGGTAAAATATCTGGGATGTTAAGCGCAGGGAGACATTTGATTGTATTGCAAATTTGTTCGCAAATTAATTCGTCTCTTGCCTGCTCACGTAGCCATTTATTATATTCAAGTTTCTCAGTCTGTAGCTTCTTACGTTCTTTCTCTAAATTACGCCTTTCCGTCTTTATCTCTTCAATGTATTTATCTTCACCAACAATCTTGTCTGAGTTTGCCTCAAACACGTTCTTAAACGCCGCCCATGTTTTTCTGTATGCGGATTCGGTTTTATTACACCCAAACTCGTCATTAAAAATTTGTGCCATCTGCGGCCAAGTAAAACCAAGAGTCTCTTTCATATTACAAACTCTATAAAAATACTGATCTTCACTCTCATTTTCCATACGCTTTAAGTTTTCATCCATGCTTGTCACCATCACTTTTTCTCGCTTTTTCTATTTTTTTTAATTTTTTACTTTTCTTTTTGTTAATTTTCTTTCTAAATGCTGGACTAAATTTTGCATATGGAATGAATTTTGCAGGTGTTATAACTTTTTCTTGTGTTCTTGGGTCTCGCACCTCATGCTCTGGAGAGTATCTACCGCCAAATACAAATCCAAGAGAAAGACGAATTTCTGACGGATTATCTTCTGTGGCTGTACTCATATTACTAACGATTATTTCATCGAGCGCATCTAAAACCGTAGTCATGTTGTGAATATAAAAGCCTGTTTTTTCAGCTAGTAACCTCGATAATTCATATTTTGTTAACACTCTTTCCATATCTTTTTGTCCCTTCTTAGCTACCATTATTCGTAGTCCTCGTCGTAATTAACACTAAACTTTACCATCCTATCTGCAAAATCAGAAAGTAGCTCACTAAAATTAATAAGCTCGCCGGTATCTACATTTTCAATGCTTACAATACCATTCTCAATATTCAAAATACCATTTGCATTAAGTGCAAACTTCTTAGTAATCGCTGCTTTTGCCATAATTTTGTACCTCCATGCTGTCATTCATTTTGTATTGTCAGGCGATATATTAATATTCCACATACCGCCCAACAAATCCTGCTTAATTTATGTTAAATTTATAATAAATCACTCAATCAATTCGTCTGCATGTCTACTGATCCAACCTCTATGATTAATAGTCAAATGGCATACTATGGACCTTTCTTCTCCCTCAAAATGCTTAATGTATCTAATGAATCCACTTTCAGACGGATTTGGAAGGTCACACTGTAAGTCATGCCCAATTACAACAACTTTAGAATTATCACAAACTCTCGTTAATGTCTTTTTCAACTGGGGCGTCATATAATTCTGGGCCTCGTCTAACAATATTACCTTACCGTCTAAGTTTGTGCCACGAAGATATGTGTCTGTAATACAAGTAATGTATCCAGTGCCATTCTTTTGATTTACCATGCTTTCATCATTAATTGCAGTATTTGGATTAATATTGCAATTAATCAAAGCCTGATAAAATGCCTCAAAATAAACAGAGCTCTTTTCAGTAATAGAACCAGGAAGCCATCCTTGCTTACGTTCACCATAAGGTGCCATGATATATACAATGCCATCATAAAATCCATACTGGACAAGAAGGTTAGCAACCCCTGTTGCTACAGTTGTTTTTCCGCAACCAGATTTTGCATTACACCATATAATATCATAATCTGGACTCCAAATAGCATTAGCAAACTTCAACTGTTCGGGATCCAACTTCATTCCATAAAAATTGGTATTATCTATAGCTCTTGGAGCTTCACCATAGTATTCCTGTTGAACTTTTTTCTTAGCCGCCATATGCTACCTCCGTATTAAAATAGTTCATCTAAACTCTCAACAATTTTATCAATAACGCCATTTTCTAGCGCCTCATCCTCATCCATAAACCAATCAACTGTTGCCTTTCGCTTAAAAATCTTCGAGTCAATTTTTGTCTTACTCATTAAATGGTCAACAGTTTTCTTCGAAAGCTTATCAAAGTACTTCTTTGTAGATTCTACTTGATCTGCCTGTCCAGAATATGCACATGAACCTGAATGTACCATAACATGAGAACCTTTAAGTCCAAGTCTAACATGGCCAGATGCAAGAATCTCCGCTGCAGCACTATATGCCGTGCAATAATTGATAGTCCATACTGGCGTTTTGCTAATTTCAATCATGTTAATAATACTCCACATAAACACAGCATCCCCGCCACAACTATCAATAAAGATCTTAATTGGCCGTCTCTCTTGTATTGGAATATCCTTGTCATCTTTGTTGCAGCGCAAAATCATTTCAATTAAGTCCTGAGCACAATCTTCAACACCATCGTTTAGCCAAAAAATCCTATCTTGTTCATCTCTATAGAGATTTCTTAAAGTTGGGTCAGGTAACTGTAAATTCGCTACACTTTCTGGTACTCCGATTAATACATTATTCAGCATATTATCCATATTTGTTGTTCCTCGCTTTCATTGATTCTGTATAAAATTAATAGGGAATATCTATGCAATATTCCCTTTTCAATATATGTATTTTTAATGCCAATTTCAAAAATACTAATAAATTACTATTCATTTTGTATCGTCTACATTGTTTTCGCCATTTCTACCAATAGCAAATTTCTGTGTTTTGTTATATTTTTTATTACATTCTTGGCACCTGCAAGTTTTTGTATCCTTACTTGTTACAATAAATTCTTGACCACAATCTATACAGACTACGACTCTTTTTGTATGTTTATGATATATCGAACAATAGTCACAATACTTGCGTTTTTTTCTATGCTTGGGCTTCTTTGACGCATCCTTTTTATCACGTTGTAACATATTTGTTTCTTTTTCAAAATAAGCACCGCATTTTTGACATTGTAAAATATTTTCATCTCCATTATCAAATTTATCTTTAAACAATTCAATTGACTTTTGTATTCTATTTTTATTTTTTGTTTCTAACATAGAATTGGTTCGTTTTATAACACCAACATCTGTAATATTAAATGATTCACCACCTGGAGAAATATTGTACCCATAATTTGAATTAGTTGTATTAAATAAAGCGATCAATCTAATTTCCCAAGCTTTTGCCTCATTTTCTGTTAAATTTTTTGACCAAATAATATGCTCGAAATTATCCCATCCATATTTTTGAATAGCATTCCAAAATAGTCTCTGTTGAATATATCCCTTGCCATTTTGCCACCTTCTATTTGGATCATCTCCATAGGCCGTAATTCCAATATATGCCTTATTATTAATTATATTTCTATGAATATAAACACAATAATTATCACCTATTTCCATCATGTTTTCTCTTCCATTCTCTTTTACTCAATTTATTAGCCTCATGTTGACAATACTCACATCTATATGTTGTATTATTTTTATAATTGTTAATATAAACCACCTCACCACAATCAACACATATAATCTTCTTTGGCTCGTAGTCTAACGTATATTCGTCTTTATCTTTATACTTCGGCTCATATTTTGGAGCACACGTTCTACAATATAACGAATTATTATTTTGCTCATTCATATTAATGTTTTTGCCAATAACATTACCTCTAACTTTAAATAACTTACCGCAGTTCTTACACTTCTTGTACCCACCGCCATTTTTCCAATTCAAATAAGTAAATGCAAGCTCATAATAACTTGATTCATCAAGCTCTAACACTACAGGATCATTTTCATCATCAGAAATATAATCAATGCGTTTACTCGTGTCGTCATTCTTGTAGTTCAAGTGAATAAGTGCCGCTGGTTCTCCATTAATTAGCTCGTTAATAAAATAATCCCTTTCCTTTGATGGAATTGTAATATGTGCCATTTTAAACACTGTAATATCACTTTCATTTTCCCAATGTGTCGATTTCTCACGAGACATATCCATAAACTTAGCAATTGCTAAATAACAGAATAACAATTTTTCTTTCTTAATATCATTAAAGGATGTAATGTATTCCAATTCACTTTTTCTGATTTTTATAGTGTCTGCAATATTTCTCCAGGGCATATCTTTCATTTTTTTAATATAACTCTTTATAGTCTTTGCATACGCGGAGAGGTGAAACATATTTGTCCTTTTATTCATCCAATCCTCAATATAGGTAATAATTACTTGTTCGTCTGTTGAGATGTTATAATATGCGTCCCAAATTAAATTAAATAGAATAGATGGAATAGTTGCCTTGTTGACTGGGGCATCTAATGCCACATCAATTCTTCTTCTTGTGTTAAAATAATAATTAAACTTCTCCATGGCTTTCTCCCCCAACATAAATATTTTTCATTTTAAATTTCTTACGACAGCAACTAAACTCATCATCATCTTCAATAACTGCCTCTGGATACTCTATTATGTAATTTGCTTTGTACAATAAATTATCTACAATTACATCTCCGCACATATCCCAAACGACACCTTTAGCATTCGGCTTATCATATAACAAGTCAATTAATATATCACAAAGCACTTTCTCGTTAGAGCATACCTCGTAAAATCTACCCTTAAAAATCAAATCAATAATAGATTTATCTGCTGCACCATCCTCTTCCTCGGTTACCTCATCAGTTTTTGTCTTTTTAACAAGATTAACAATACTTGCTTTATATTCATCGTAAACATCTCTCACCTTATAAAAATCAACGCCACTATACTCAACGCCAGATTTTATAAGTTCCTTATCAAATTTTACTTGCGGTAAACAATTAAAATCATTAAATTTCTTGTCAACAGCCCATGCAATACGATTTACAGTACCTGGAGACATATCAACTGGGCATCTATTATAAAAAATCTCACGTTCTTTTAATAGCTCGTCCGTCAAATTCTCACTTGCAAGCAGTTCATCTAACGAAATATGATATTTTTGCTTAAGCTTTGAGTCAACCCTTTTCACATAGCTGTCGTACTGTGTTTTTGTGGTGTTATATCTATAAATAAAGAAAAATGGCTTTCTATAAGCACAAATTCTCTTATTAAACTCCTTTTCAAGCGTAATTTCATCACTATCTTGCGCATTTGGCAGACATTGAGATAAATTATTCCATTGCGTATTCATTGGAGTCATCTTAATTCCTTTTACAGAATCAATACTTAGCTGCTGAAAATGTTGAATACAGATAGTTCTATACTCCAATTCCTCCCATTCTTTACTACCCATTTCAAATTTTGACTGTAAGTTTAACATACTAGTACCAATGTTAGTGATAGATCCGACCTTGTTCTTAAATCCTCGTTTATTACTTGCTGCAATATTTTCTTCTGTAGGAAGTATCTTTGGAGCTTTTCTCTGCTGACAGTCAAGTGCGGGCAGCAACCTGTGCTTTTCAACAAGAATTTTACTGTTCGTAGTAAAAATTATGTCTCCATCTTCATCGCAGCCAGATTCAGCTATGCGTAAAGTATCCCATGAATTAAGAATGATACAATCTTTTATATACCTAAACCAGTAATCCGCACTAGCAGAATATTTAATTTTTTGCTTCACTATGTTGAAATGAGCACACATTGGGGCTCTCATGCACACAACTTCTGAAACATGTTTGTCTCTCCAAAATTTATGATAAATCTCACCAGCGCCCAACAAACCTTGAACTTTTAATCCAAAAATATCTTCACACATTGCATATGGATCACCAGAAATAAGAGCAAAATTACCAGAAACGTCAATTGTTGAAATCTTGGCAAGCCGAATTTTCTTACGAATCATACGCTCAATTCTTGAACGAACATATGGATCATTAATTAACTCTCTATTTATCATTAAAGCACGCGCAATTACATCAGATTTCATAACATTTTTATCATTCAACCCCGTCCCAGCAAGATAAACAATTGATTTTCTTGGATCAAGCGCAATAATATCTTGAATTTCTTCAACGGTGGGTGAGATTAACTCATCAATATCCTCGTCACTCAAATAATAACTTTGAGTAAACTGATAATTCAAATTTCTACTCTCATCAAGCTCTTCGGACACCTTTGTAAGCCTAAAATCATACCCATGTTTAATACAATTTTCATAATACGACTCATAACTATCATATGCATCCCATAATTTTAGCTGACTTGTGGTAATAATTACGTCTGCATCCATTACGTTACGCTCTTGCCCCCATGCGTCAATCACTGTAGTTTTATTAGCAATAGTTTTTGCAAATTCCTTAAAATCAAACGTGAATAACATTCCTTTTAAAAATGCACAACGTGCGCACACCCCAGAAGAAATTTCGTCAAGTCCAATAGCTTCTTTTGTGATTTTTTGGCTATATTCTGGAGTCATAATTCCGCAACCATCATTTATTTCAATTTCAATGCTCTTACCTTTGACTTCGCGCACAATTGGATCATTAGAGTTAATCCCGTCACTAACCTCAATAACATCTGCATCGAATGAAGTATTTGTCCCCCTAACAACAATCATTTTAGGCCAAGAAACTGCATTAGATGTTGATGATGTAAGCGCAAAATATGCTTCAAGTTTTGCAGGAGTATACTCTATTTTTTCATTCCTGCCATTATTAATCATCTTATATACAGACGGATACAACTTTGAATTAATGAATAGCACCGTACTCATTTTTAACCCGCCTGGAGTGCCATATAATCTATGAAATAGCTCCCCATTAATGATTAAACTTTTGCAACAATTATCAAAATGAGACTTTTTGTCAAACTGAATGGACACTAAATTTGGCTCAAATTGTAGGCTATACAACTCATCATATTTGCTTTTAATACTTTTCTTATTTTCTCTGGTATTATCAAGAGTTTTTAAATACTTTATTTCCTTTCGCACCTGTTCCGCTTTTAAATAGTTATCACCGGTGCCTGTCATATCTTCAATCCATTTAATTAACTGACTATGACCAACGCTGATCACTATTTCAGAATTACAAGCTACATCACTTAATGAAATATTAACATTATAATTATTCATGTCCAAATAAGTGCTATTCAACTTGTATATATACTTTTGTGGTCTTAATGGTTTCAATACACATCACCGCCAATTCATTTTGTACTACCTATTTTTTCTTCACACGTAAATCCGCATAACTCTTTAGCTCTTTGTTGTACCATATCCCATATTTTACAATTATCAAACTTCGAATTTAAATATTTCTTAAGCTTTTCTGGTTCTAATTTATGTCTAGATGTTTCACTAACGCATGGCGGTCCAGGCATCCCACAATGATTAACACAATGTTCCCAAAAATCAGTTTTGCATTTATAGCGAAAATCTGTAACCCACAAACTATCATAGTGTATAAAAATATGAACCTTCGAAGAAATATTAAAAGATGCATGGAGTATTTTGCCATTATAGGTTTCCGCGTTTCCATACTTAAAATCCCATCTATCGGCAAAGCCACCATCAATCATCTCATGCCCCTTACCTGCTGGTGCATTGCCATCATACATATCCCGTGTATAATTCGGAAACACGCTATATGTTGCAAAAATTTCATCATCATTCATTGCTTTTACCATCCATTTTAGCACCACAATTCGGACACCAATCACTCATATATTCTTCCTCGCATTTACAATTTGAGCACCTGTATGTTGGGAACATAAATGAGTCTTCTCCAACAAAATCAACATATCCATCACCTTCATACCATACAGCATGAATAACTGGTTTAAATTCATAATGGCACTCATGCGCTCCATCATAAAACTCATTATCAAAAGTACATTTGTACTTTGGTGGTAACGACGTATAACACTGCCCATCATTAAAAGGACAATTTCCACAAGTTCGCTCACCAAAAACATTTAAGATCATAACAATACTCCTCCTCGTCACCACCACATTGCCCAAAAAACTTTACTCAAAACCTTAAAAAGATCATCCTTAGCCGCATCTCTCTTTTCACAATCATAAAAATCATCACTTGTTAAAATAATTCTACAATCTCTAATCATTCTTTTAATGCACTGCATTTGAGTCATGCGACGGCCATCCACATCAAACGTATGCCATTTGGGATCGTCCATCACGATGATTTTATTTACATTGTCTTCAAAATATCTAAGCCGTTCGTAGAGCCACATAATTAGTGTTGTATCCATATTAAACGTGTCACGACTATCGAAATCTGGATAATCCTTTTCACCATATGGAAATAGGAACCTGCCATTTGGAAAAATTTCACGTAGATATTTATGTTTCATGTATTTAGCATCTCCTTGAACTTTATAATGCATTTATCAAGCTCCACATTAAATTCTTCTTGTGTAATTTCTTCATCAAAAAACATAGGTTTATCATCTTTGACATTAAAATACACAGTACCACAACAACATGGTGCAAATTTATCTATATCATCCTGATAATATCTTTCACATGGAAATTTTGGATCATGCAAAAATACTGCAGGAAACAAGTTTTCTTCATAACGCTCTCCACTAAACATCAAGAGAGTTCTTGGTATACCAATAATTTTTACAATACTACCTGAGTCAGACTTATAGCACTTTCCAACAAATTTACGTGCTAATTCTTTATTTTCTTCTCGCTCTTTATTTTCAAGTTCTCGCGCAATATTTCTAAGCCTGCTAATTTCATCATTAATCTCTTTAAGTGTCATCCTCTTCATCCTCCAAACAATCCTGAAATGCGTATTCCATAGCACGCATAAATTCGTTCTCTAGCCAGTCTAAATAACTATCCTCATCATATGGCATGTTTCTGGACTTTCTAAACTCAATCCACGCCTCAATAATGTCATAACAAAAACAGTCCATTGCGACGTAATTATTAAAAATGTCACGCATACAAAACATCTCCTTACCAAAACCATTTAATGTCGTTTGGATCACCAGCATATTCTTCACATTTGTATATTTTCAACCAAGCGTATTTATTTTGAAAGTATTCTTTTGCATCTTTTTTATTATTCGCCAATACAGCATATGGTGGAGTTACTGGCGGATTTCTGTAGTCAGCAGTGATTAGAAAAATTTTCATATCGGTGCTCCTTGTTAATTAATAATAAATTTTGACTAAAATAACACGTTTAAATATTGCCCTTACAATTTACCGTCTTTGTTTATAAAAAGCGAAATTGGTGCAATTTTTTAATAGTCACTATTATGTTTTTGACATTCTAGCTTTAGCCATTCGTTCAGCAAGTGCAGCTCGCTGTTCATCTGTGTAATTTACCTGTCGAGGAGGCGAAAGCTTAAACCAGTTCTTAGGTACGTGTACCACAATATATCCATCATTATTTTCTGGATACATAGTGATTTCAACATCATCTGGATTAGATTCTTTTAGCTTTAGAATCTTATTTACCCATTTTCGTTCGCACGTACAAAAGTGATTAGAAAAATTTTCATATCGGTGCTCCTTGTTAATTAATAATAAATTTTGACTAAAATAACACGTTTAAATATTGCCCTTACAATTT